GGTGACTTGGATAACATGGTCAAGATACACAGTATTGTAAACCATGAGGTTGGCATACCTCAAGATGTTGACACGAAGATAGCTTTACATAGCATTGAAGAACAAGGCATGAGTGCTATCGGTAGTCTACTAGACCAGTCAGTATTACCCGAAGTCCTTGACACAGAGAGAGGTAGTAACAACACAGCTACCTATGACCACATCAAGTGGGAGAACAGTGAGATTAAACAGAAGGTTAAGGAATGGAAGTTCTGTCCTGTATGTGGTACTAGACTGTTATCACCTAGACTTAAAAGAAACCTAAAGACATGTAGTAAAGCATGTACTGATATACTGATGAACGAATAACCCTCGAGACGAAAGAGGTGGGTACTAGTGCAACAATCAGGTGGTTTAAAGACTACGCACTAGTACCTTTCTAATGCCCAAAACTTTCCAAACTTTCTGCCGAATGCTAGGGTATTTGAAATCAAAGAATTTCCCACAACACGTGGGGATATAACAAACCAAAGGAGGTAATTATGACTAATAAACCACTGAAACTTTTCTTTTTGCGATATAAGGAAGGTGGAGGTTATGTTCTTGATACGCTTACAGGTCAGCCTGTGCATTTTGATAACAAGAAAACAGCTAAGAAACACAGGGAAAACACCATGTGTATAACCTATGGTGTTGACCATAACAAGTTCAAAGGAGGACTAAAATGAAACCAAGTGATATGAAGAAAGCCGTAAAGGAACTTTATAAAATTAAACGTACAACGCTCATTGAGGGCAAACCAGGGGGTGGTAAGACAACCTTGTGCAGAGATGTTGCCAAGGAACTTAACACTGGATATGTTGAAGTACACATGCCAACCATGTTGGTAGAGGACTTCGGTATACCTATGCCACAACCTGATGGTACAGTTAAGTACACCATACCCCATTGGGTACCTGTGGTAGGTAGTGACCACCCTGATGAAGGTATAATTGTACTAGATGACTTTAGCCAAGCACCTGCTGACATACAGAAGGTAGTAAGGAACATGTGTCAAGGTAGAAATCTACATGAGCATACCCTTAAGAACTGGCAGTTTATTATGACAGGTAATAGACAGTCTGATAGAGCAGGGGCTAATCGTAGGTTGTCTCATGTATCTAATGCAATAACTGTTATTGAGTTAGACACTGACTTGCCCGATTGCATAAGGTGGATGTTAGACAATGGGGTACACCCTACTGTTATAGCATTCATTAACTTTAAGCCTAACTTGTTGCATGACTTTGACCCACAACGTGAAGGTAATTCTTCACCTAGAGCATGGGTAGAAGGTGTGTCTGATGTGCTGAATAGCTGTACATTACCTATGGAAATGGAACTAGAGATATTTAAAGGGGCTGTTGGTGAGGGGTGTGCTGGTGAGTTTGTAGCATTTCGTGAAGTAGAAAGGGAAATGCCTAACATAGACAGTATACTTAAGTCACCTACGACAGCTAAGATACCTGAAAAACCTTCAGTAATGTATGCAGTAGCTGGGGCATTAGCATTTAAAATGACTAAGGACAACATAGAGAATTGCATAAAGTACTTAGACAGGTTTCCTGCAAACGAGTACAACATGTTAAGTGTATCTCTTGCTTGTCGTAGAGATGAGTCAGTTGCTAGTACCAAAGCATTTACGGAGTGGAGTGTCAAACATGGCGACACTTTGTTTAACTAATGGGATATCGTAGCGATGTAGTACTAGCATGTGCATTTCCTACACCAAAAAAACTTTTGCAGTACATAGCTAAACAACGAATGCTACCTAAAGTAGGCAGTATTGATGTATGGAAAGACCATTTAAAAGATGATATGAAAATACATACAGTCTTAAACAAGGCAGTAGAAGGTTATACAGTAGCTATGTTTGAGGCACATCATTGGAAGTGGGATGAATACTATGAGGATGTTAAAGCTATACAGAAGTTCTTTAAGAGTGCTAGTGACCATGGTGGAGCATGGATAGAAATACAAGTAGGTGAAGATAATGCAACAAGTACTGAATCAGATTGTAATAGTGCTTATTATGAAGGTGAAGATGAAGATGTTTCTCAGCTTGTTCTTGAATATCTACAGGATAATTTCTATACAACATGCGAAATACAAAGTCCAATGCGAGAAAACAAACTTAAGAATGTTAATGACTTTATTACGGAGGTAAAACTATGAAGTTAAATGACAAAGCGTTACTCACGCAATTAAGAGTATCTCAAGCTATCTTTAAAAAGATAGACAAGAGGGCTACCCAACAGGTAGCTGAGTCTAACAATGCAGTAATTACAGCAGGGAGATATAACAAATCTTTATTGCCAACAAGTACAGCATTGGAAGATGTTAAGAAGATGACAACACAGATAAGGACAGCATACTATGACAACACATTGCCATGGGGCATTGATGGGACTACTATGCTACCTTCTAAACACTACCTAACTTTCATGAAAATGTTTCGTGACATGAAGGTAGAGTGGCAAAGACTAGTAGATAAGTTTATACGAGAGTATCCACAGCTACAGTTAGACTCACAGAGATTGCTCGGTGACTTGTATAATGCTAATGACTATCCGTCTGTAGATGAAGTTGCTAGTAAATTCAGTATAGAAATGATAGTCATGCCTGTACCCTCTGATGATTTCAGAGTAGGCATAGATGAAACTGAACTGAAAAGTATACAAGCTGATGTGCAACAACGAGTCGAACAGTCATCTAAACTAGCCATGAAGGAGTTGTACAAGAGATTGTATGAGCCTGTAAAACACATGGCTGAAAGACTAGCAGACCCAACAGCAATATTTAGGGACACCCTAACAGATAACATAACTAAAGTATGTGATGTATTGGACAACCTGAACATTGATGATGACAAAGACTTGGAAAACTTACGACAAGAAGTTGAGACGAAGTTATCCAACACACAACCTGAGGCATTACGCAACGACCCACATTACAGGGAGGATACTTGCAAGAGTGCTAAGGAAATTATAAACAAAATGAATATATTTATGGAGGGATTGAATGGCAATAGTTAAAGATGAAGTACAAGAAAAGCGTATCAGTAAGGCTAGAACACAGCTCTTATTTGATGAGCCGTTTGTAGGCAACATAGCTATGAACATGAAATTACTATTGGATGATGAGATACCAACAGCGTGTACGAACGGGAAAGAAATTAGGTTTAGCCCTAAGTTTCTAGCTACCCTATCGGACATGGAGTTGAAGTTTTTAGTGGCACACGAGTGCTTTCATCCTATGTTTGAGCATTGTTGGAGGAGGAATGAAAGAGACCCAATGAAGTGGAACAAAGCATGTGACTATATCATCAACAAGATACTTGTAGATGAGGGGATAGGCACAATGCCGAAGGTAGGCTTGTATGATGTAGAGTTATACAAGCAAGGTGGTGGTATATCCGAAGGGGTATATAACCTACTACCTGATGTTCCCGAAGATGAGCAAGGCTTTGGTGGTGAAGGACAACCATTAGATGACATACGAGATGACACGAAGTCAGAGTCAGAGAAGAAACAACTTGAGTCACAATGGAAAGTTAAGATAGCCCAATCAGCACAAGCAAGTAAGATAATGGGCAAGTTAAGTGCTGGTATGGAACGCCTTGTGGGAGAACTACTTGAAACTAAAGTCGATTGGAGAGAAGTCTTACAACGATTTGTTGAGAAGTGTAGGTCTGATACAAGAAGTTTTGAAAGACTAAACAGGAGATTTATTTCACAAGGACTAGTGCTACCTAGTGTTTCAGGTGAGGCATTGGGTGAGATAGCAATAGCAGTAGACTGTTCAGGCTCGGTTGATAACACACAGCTCAACCAGTTTGCAAGTGAAGTGATAACGATATGGCAAGACCTAAGACCGAAGAAGATACATGTTATCTACTTTGACTCTGAAGTCAGTCATGCTGATGAATATGATAGGGACAACGAGCCTAGCATTACCATGCATGGTGGTGGTGGTACGGCTTTTAGCCCTGTCTTTAAGTACATGCAAGAGAATGATATAAACCCTGTTGCATGTGTATTTTTAACCGACTTATACTGTAATGATTTCGGTGATGTACCTGACTATCCTGTGTTATGGGTATCTACTGATGAACGTAGAGATTCCGTACCATTCGGAGAAGTGGTGTACATGAATGATGTGCAGTTAAGTCAAGCAAGTTATATAGGAGGCAAATAATATGGCTAGCGTAAAGATAAGTGAGAGACTCTATCGCGACATTGTGCGTGGAGCAAGAAAAATAGGGGAAGTTAAGTATGATAACATCAGAAAAAACCCACCTAAAATAGATATGGAAACTATCTATAACAAACTCATTAGTGTAAGTGAACAGAGTTTACTGAACAGTGTACCTGATAGGTACCTTTCTCATATAAAGAAGTTTACACTTAAAGGCTTTATTACTTTAGATGACACTACACCTAAAGAGTTAGAAAATATATCATTCGACAATGTTGACACTAACGAATGTATTAAACCTTGGTATATAGAGTCAAGAGATAATGATACGGAAGTTGGCAATGCTAATGGTTGTACTTTAAGTACAAACTATAATGAATGTAATATTAGATGTGATTGGCATGACAGTAAATGGGATTACTTGAAGGCAGATTATCTAGATTGGTGTAAAAAACTAGGAGAACAATATGCTAAGAACAGTAAGTTTGTTAATGATATAGAGAAAATTGCAAGTAGTTTTGGCACTATTAGGAAAATGGTACAAGCATACCCTGAAGTGTGGCACTTGATACCACGAGAAGATAAAGACAGAGCTAACGCCCCTACAGTAAAGCGTGACACAGCAGAACAGGTTGCAGAAAAATTGGATGTCGACAAAGATTCACTGAGTGCAACAATCGTGTTAGATAAAATAACTAAAGGAGGAGACAGTGAGTGATTTTAGAACAGTACGACACATAATGAATCCAGATGGTATAAGGAAACAGTGCGTTGGTGAACACCCCAATGGGTTAAGCAAAAGCGTATTACCAAGAGCTAAACCTATAGAAGATTTATTAAGTGATTGTAATTTACCTATGGACTTTGACACACTTAAGAACTTTCTATTCAAAAGAAAGACAACTAGGCAAATTAATGCGTGGCTATCAGCCAAACTTATAGATGATAAGATACATCTATCTAGGTATGATACGCCATTCGTTGTCTTAAGAGAACATAACCATGAGATGATAGCACAGTTTGTGGCAACCAATCGTGATATAATATATCACTCTCAAGGATTAGTGTCGGCGTTAATGAGGTGGATACCCTTTAGTTTCATACGACATTCAAAGGGGGTTTACAAAATAGACCACACGTACGCTTTATCTAAGCGTGTAAACGATGAAATAAACCGACTTATTGGTTTACCTAGAAAAGAACTAAAGAAACTTAAAGAAAGGAACGATTTCTTTGAAACACATTGGTATTTGTGGGAGAGTGTACAAAGAAAACAATCGCCTACATATTTCCAAGGTATTGAATATAATGTACACACAGGTGAATGCCTTAATGCCAAAGCTGAACAAGAGTATATAGAGATACCCGAAAAGCGAAAACAATGGAGAAGAAACTTAGCCTTATATAAGAAAGGTCTTAAGACTAGACTTAAAGTAGGAGCCTTAGATAGACTTATTGAAAAAGTTAACAAACTAAATTGGAAAGAGAAAGACATATACTTAGAAGATGATAAATGGATAGAACTTCTAGCAACATGTATAGACAAACAAGAATTTCCTAAAGAAATATTGTTAGGAATTGCTTTACAGTTTCCACATGGTAGAGGTAAGAACAACTGGGGTGGAACACTAACAGCAAAAGAAGAAATATCTCGAATTGATGACATCTTCAAACCTTTAAGTAAGCTATTACGAATAGAACTAGGAGTGTTTGGGCATAAAAAACATCAGCATAACCTAGGCAAATGGGAAAATATGGATAACAAAAATTTTGTGACACCGAAACAACTATTAAACAACTATGAAGGAGTAAAAAAATGAGCAGTGAAAATATAGAAACAGTAAACATAGCCGTCGTTGATGACAAAGAACTAACAATTCATTGGGGGGTACAGATACCTCTTACAGATATAGATAGCTATGGGGATAGGAAAAAATATAAAGGTGTAGACGTTGAGTTTGTACAAGTATATATAGAAAGCAAAGGGCATAGAACTTGTGACACATGCCATTGGTATATAATAGATTCAGTTAGAGAGGTACATTAAAATGAATGCACACGTAGAAAATATAGCAGACTTTTTAGAATGGGTTAAGAAATGCAAATATAAATTTGTTATATCATCAATGCAAGGTGGACATGTTCATGTGAAATTTCTTGTTCCATATGAAAAAATAAATAGAAAGGAGGAAAAAGAAAATGAGTGAAGATAACACACTTGAGTGTCCTATATGTGGGGCACTTTTAATTGGTGATGAGCCACGAATAGTTACTGAATGTGATGAGTGTAAAAACAATAAGGAGGAAGATGATGAGTAGAAATTTTAAAGTAGAAGTAAAGGGTACATTCTTTGCACATGAGCAAGAGAGTATCGAGGGGGCAAAACAAAACATATTGAGTAATGTTCATGTAAGAGATTTACACGATATGATTTTAGAGTCTTTTGTTATAGAAATAGATGAACATGGAAACGAGATTGAGGAGGAAAGCGAATGACAGTAGTAGTATGGGACGGAGAAAACCTAGCAACAGATAGACAGGCGACAGATGGCTCTCACAAGTGGGAGACAGACAAAGCATGGTATGTAGGTAGAGGCGATTCTATTTATATAGTATCAGGTGTTGGGTTGCTGAAAAATATAATTGAACTAAGGGAGTGGTTTAGGCAAGGAGAAAACCTAGATAAGTTTCCGTTGCTGGGAACTAACAATGGACAACTTGTCACACAGCAACTCCTTGTGGTAAGTCAAGACAAAGGACTCTTTGTTTATGAAGACTCACCTCACCCTGTGTGTCGGGGGTTTGAGCCATGTGCATTTGGAGAAGGGAAAGATTATGCTTATGGGGCATTGGGTATGGAGGCAACATCAGTAGAGGCAATCAATATTGCAAACACTTACTCTTTACATTGTGGCAAAGGGGTGGCACTATATAGTTTACACAATCGTAAGGTAGAGTATATATCATGAAGAAAGATGACATAAGCAATCCAGTTCATTACACACAAGGTAAGATAGAAGTTTGGGATTTTATAGCAGACCAAAAGTTTAATTTTCTAGAGGGGAACATAATAAAATATGTTTCTAGGTGGAGGATTAAAGGTAAGGTTGCTGACTTAAAGAAAGCACAGGCTTATCTCAACAAGCTAATAGAAGTGGAGGATAAGTAATGGATATAATTACCATAGATTTTGAAACATATTATAGTAAGGACTACTCATTGTCTAAGATGACAACCGAGGCCTACATTCGTGATAACAGATTCGAGGTGATTGGCGTGGCGATTAAAGTCAATGACAACACAACACGTTGGTACGAAGGAGATAAGGTTTCAGCCGTATTATCTTCTCTCAACTTGTCTGACAGTGTTGTTCTTGGACACAACACACTTTTCGACGGGTCTATACTTCGGTGGAAGTATGGCAAGGAGGTTAAGTTTTGGCTTGATACTATGTCTATGGCAAAGCCTAAGCATTCTGTGACAACAGGTTGTTCTTTAAGTGCATTAGCAAATCATTATAAACTTGGAGCAAAAGGTACTGAAGTTATTAGTGCATTAGGCAAAAGGTTAAAGCACTTCACTTCAGATGAACTAAAGCAATATGGAAAGTACTGTATTAATGATGTTGAACTTACCTATAAACTATGGAAAAAACTATCAAAAGATTTCCCACAATCAGAACTCATGGTCATTGACCAAACCTTACGCATGTTTATTGAGCCAATCATTAAGCTTGATACACAACTTCTTGCATCCCATCTAGAAAAGATAAAGAACGACAAACAACAACTTGTTGACAGGTTACTATCCAAGGGGGTCACGGGTGAAAGCATAACGAAAGCTTTGATGTCTAATAATATATTTGCGGAACTATTAAAAAAATTGGGGGTTGAGCCTCCTATGAAAGAATCATTAAGGACAGGTAAGCAAACCTATGCCTTTGCAAAAACAGATAAAGAATTTACACAACTTCAAGAACACCCTAATATAATAGTACAACAACTCGTATCCGCAAGGTTGGGGGTCAAGTCTACTATTGAAGAAACACGAACTGAAAATCTCATTGAGGTATCTAAGAGAGGCAATCTACCTATAATGTTAAAGTATTATGGGGCACACACAGGTAGGTTTAGCGGTGGGGACAAACTTAATTTACAGAACTTACCTAGAAATGGGGTCATAAGAAAAGCATTAACAGTATCTAAAGATAAAGTGTTAATAGCATGTGACTCATCGCAGATTGAGGCACGAATGGTTGCATATATAAGTAAGCAACAAGATTTAGTACAAGCATTTAAAGAAGGTAGAGATGTTTACAGTGAATTTGCTAGTGAGATATATGGTAAAAAGATTACGAAGAAAGATAAGATAGAAAGATTTGTAGGCAAGACTTGTATATTAGGACTTGGTTATGGAATGGGGGCAGTAAAATTTAAAGACACATTGGCACTAGGTCAAGGTGGTATATCAGTAGACATTGATATAAATGAGGCAAAAAGAATTGTTAACTTATATAGACAGAAAAACCACAATATTGTTTCTTTTTGGAAACTTTGTGACCATGCTTTACATAGTATGTATGAGGGTGGCTCAGGAAATATAGGTGACATATTACAGTACGACTCGTTGGGAGTCATACTACCAAACAAAATGCGTATACATTACCCAATGTTACGCAGTACACCAAATGGGTTTGAATACATATCAAACGTTAGGGATTATAGAAAATATAAAGCTAAGTTAGATGATGTGAATTGGACTAATATATATGGTGGTAAAATGACAGAGAATGTTGTTCAAGCACTGGCTAGGATAGTAGTATCAGAGCAAATGGTTGAGGTTGGTAAGCATTATAAAGTATTATTTCAAGTACACGATGAGCTCATAACCGTTACGGGAACCAAAAACAAGACTGCTACACAACAACACGTTGAGACAATCATGTCTACTTCGCCATCCTGGGCACGGGACTTACCCGTGGCTTGTGAGAGTGGGGTCGGCTATAACTATGGAGACGCAAAATGACAGATATAATAGGAGTGAATGGAAAAGAAATAAAATCAGAGAAAAAATCTAAAAAAGATTTTGCACTCGAGCTATTAAATAGTATAAAAGAAAAAATTTCCGAGGGGGAAAATTTAGAATCTTGCTTTATACTATTAAAAATAGATGGTCAATATCTTAGATATTCAACTGGAACTGATAATGTAATGGAAGATATAGCACAACTTGAACTATTAAAGCATGACTTATTAAATAGAATGACCGAGGCAAAAATCTAAAATGGCAGGTAAGAATGAGGGTAAACTTACACATAGTTATTCCTCTATAAAGATGTACGAGAACTGTCCGAAACGATACGAGTATCAAAGGATTACTAAAGAGGTTTCGGACACAGGTAGTGAGGCTACTAAATTTGGCGAAAGAGTACATGCTGATTTAGAAAACAGACTGGTACATGGTACAGCCCTTCCGCAAGAGTCAAGTAAACACGAACAAGTTTGCACAACTTTACAACAACTTACTCAAAACGCAGACCTCCTAGCAGAACAGAAGCTCTGCTTAACTGAAAATCTTACACCAACGGGTTGGTGGGATACAGACGCATGGTTACGCAGCATACTTGATGTACTCATTATTAAAGATAATACAGCTATAGTAATAGATTGGAAAACAGGTAAACGCAGACCAGACTTCATGCAACTACAACTCTTTGCACTACAAGTATTTAAACACTACCCTAACATTAAGAAAGTTAAATCGACTTTCGTATGGTTAAAGGAAGGTAAAACTGATACAGAGGTTTACACTTCAAGCAATACAAATTTAATGTGGGCAGACTTGTTGTCTCGTATAGAAAAAATTAATCAATCATATATAAAAGGCAACTTCCCAGCAAGACCTAGCGGACTATGTCCATGGTGTCCAGCAAAGAACATTTGCCAATATGCTAAAATATAATACTTGACAGTATTGTATGCTTAAGTATAATCATAGTATGGCAACAACACCCGAAGGAAAAATTAAAGTAAAACTTGACAAGATGTTAAAGTCTTATGGTAAACAGGTATGGTTTTACAACCCACAAGCTGGAGCATTTGGTAAAGCTGGAATACCTGACAAGATACTCTGTGTAAATGGACATTTTATAGGAGTAGAGTGTAAGGCGGACAGGAATAAAAAACCCACCGCCTTACAACTTCAATGTATGGAACAAATAGAACTTGCTGGAGGGGTTTGTTTTGTGGTGTATGACAACGAAACAATTAACCAAGTTAAACTATATATAGAAAGAATTAAATGATAGTAGTAGAACAAGCAAAAGCAATAGCACTAAACCTAAAGAATCCAAATAAAGTTTTGGAGTGTCTACCCGACGCTAAAAAATTAAAGTATAACAACCAACAACTCGTTGTCACACCACATTCTATCACTGCTACCAGAGCGTTACGGATGTTGGGTATCAAAGCACCTTCTCCAATACTTCATTATTACGATTGGTGTGGGGACTTTACTCCATACAAACATCAGAAAATGACATCAGCTTTTTTAACTATGCACGACAAGGCGTTGGTGCTTAATGAAATAGGTACAGGCAAAACGCATTCAGCACTGTGGGCATGTGACTATCTTATGACAATAGGTTATATCAAAAAGGTTTTAATTATTTCACCACTGTCTACTTTAGAACGAGTATGGGGAGATGGTATTTTTATGAATTTTCCACACAGACAGGCTGTGACACTACATGGTACAAGTATCAGGAGGTTACAGCTACTACAAACTGACGCAGATTTTTTTGTTATTAACCATGATGGATTCTCTATTATATCTGAAGAAGCAAAAGGAATGTTTGACCTCATCATAGTAGATGAAGCGGCAGTGTTACGCAATCCATCTACTAATAGATTTAAGATACTTAGGAAATACTTAAGCAAATATCCTGATACTAAACTATGGATGATGACAGGCACACCTACACCTAATGACCCAACAGACGCGTGGGCATTAGCTAGATTAGTAGAGAGTCCTTACAATGCTAAAACTTATACAGCATTTAAAGAGTCAGTTATGATGAAGATAGGTCAGTGGAAGTGGTTGCCACGCCCTGAATCAGTAGAAATTGTTAGGCATGTTTTATATCCCGCGGTTAGATACACTAGGGATGAATGTTTTGACTTGCCTGAAACTGTATTTCAAACTCGAAAAGTATCTCTTACTAAAGAACAGAAAGAACATTATGACAAGATGTTAAAACATTTTGTTACAGAGTTTGCAAAAGAAGGGACAATTACAGCTGTTAACGAAGCAGTTAAACTACAGAAACTTGTGCAGATAA